CTTAATTAACTTGATGGTGGTTTAACGTTAAGTTGAGCGCGAACTTCACCATCTTGATATTCGTCTCTGCGTCTGATACCGATTTGCTCGATAGCGTACGATTCGATTGCTTGTCTATAAGCCTGTTGATAGTATTGTAACATATCCTGCGGGCCTTTCAAGTATGCATATGTATTTACCAGACAAGCGTACAAAAGTAAATCTTGATATTTGTTCGACAGATAAGTTCCAACTGTTGCTGGAGCAGGACTAGAAGTCGTATCTGTTATAGTTTCTGGTTCTTTGTCATAAGCTAATGTAATTTCATAAGTTTTATCAGGTGTTGGGGCCAATACCCAAAATTCTTCATCCCAGTTTGCATAGTATTTTGGAATATCTACAGCAGAAGTCCCAGGTGTAGAATAATATTCTGCCATAAAACTAGTATCTCGTTGTTCTAAATAATACTGATTTCCTGCTTGATCTTTAAATTGTACATATCTAATTGCTCTTAAATTATCTGGAATAGTTACATATCTATTTCCAATAATAGCATTTGATGTTGCGTAAAATACATTTTGATCTGTATCAATTTCTCTGTAAATTTTGTTTTCAGCATTTTTAATTATTGTTCCTAAAACTGAATCTGTTAAAACTTTAGGAGTTGTAGAACCATTATCTACTTCTGTATAATTTCTAATATCATCTCTTAAGTTATCTAAAGTGTATGCCATTATCCGTTTACTACCTCTAATGTTACTGGTCCCGCTGAACAGTTTGCTCCACCACCTTCTACACCACTTGTTGTAGCGTTACTAGTGCTTGTTATGTAAAAATAATTTATTGGATCTGTTAATGCATCAGTAGTAGTTGCACCAGTTATATTACCTGATGAATCTATTTGACCTAATGCAATTGTAAAACCATTTACATTATTTAAATCACTTACATTATTGAATGTAGGTATATTTGCAAATTGTTGTAAGTTTGGAGTATCGGCACTATCACCACCTGGTCCAGCAGTAATTACTTCTGGTGGTCCCCTAAATCTCACAATGTCTCCAGCTTTTCTTTGATGATCTTCTGAAAAAACATTTATATAAGTTGTTCCACTATAAATTATAGAAGTGAATGGATTGTTGTCCAATAAAATTAAACTTGCAACCGATGCAGGTTGTGGTCTTGGATTAAATAAAGCTTGTGGATCTGAACCAACTGGTTTTGGATCTAGTTGTGGTTGTTTAGCTTCAAATTCTGAATAGTGAACTAATGCACCATTCCATTCTCTAACCATTTCAGAATATGGAAATGCCATTCCTGATCTATCAGAAATTGCTAATGCGTGTTTACCTGATGCATATCCTCCGCCAGCCATTATACTCCATCTCCATAAAATGTTTGTGGTGAAATGAAAGTAGAGGTACCTTGATTATCTGCATCAAGAGCTCTTAATAATTCACTTTCATATCTTCGTTCTAATTCTTGACTCATCTCTGGTGAATATTTTTGACTTAAGTAATAAGCTAGTCCAGACATCATACAAGGATAAAATCTATTTACGACATCTGATGTATTATTATATGCACCTACGTCTTGAATTTTAGATAAGTAATAAAAACAAAATTGAAAACTACTTGGTGTAGTTGTACTTGATACACTTGAACTTGGTGTTGCATAGAGAAATATACTTGGGTTTAATTTTCTTTCTACATAATATTGTGAAGGTGTACCTTTAGTTAATTTATTTGGTGTTTGTGAATATTGTGATCTACTAATTTGTGTTAGTGCTATATCTTGTGGTGCAGTTGTAGTAGAATTATTTCTGTAATATGCCTCTAATATTGAATCCATATCTTGAGGAAAATTAACTGAATCAGAAGCAAAATTATATTCTGCTTGTCCTTCAACTAAAGGAACTTTAGCTAATTTTACTTTCCATAAATGAACACCTCTATTACCCCATTCTTGAAACATAATATTTAAAGAACGTCTTGCAGATCTTAATTGATAACCTGTTCTAGCGCCTCTAACACCTGTTCTCTCAAATGCTTCTTCTATTATTTCATCTATTTGTGGATTAAATTCTGTAGTTTCTGATGTAGGTGAAATAGTTTGTGCAGTATTACCCATACCACTGTGATTAATACAATAATAAAATAATAATGGAGCGCCAGTTGTTCTTACCGGTGCAACATTAATTGTTGTTTTTCCATCAGTTCCAGCAGTTCCTGTTACGGTTACACCAGTTGTATATTCAGTTCCTGCAGGTGTTGCCCAAGTTCCGTTAGCAGTAGTAGAAAAAGCTAATCTGTGAGTTGAGTTTGTATTATCAGACTGATCAAATATATAAGTGTTGCCTTCTTGTAAATACAAGACAACATTAGCCTCTCCGTTAATATAATATTTATTACCGGTACCGTATTGATTAGTCCCCGTTGCTACGGTTACTTTATAAGTTATTGTAGCCACAATTTTACTCCTACGTAAATGTTATAGTAACACTTGCTGTAGCGGTTAAATCTAAATAGATTCCGTCGTCAAATAAAATTCCAGAACCAGGAACATAAAAATCTATTCCTTCAGTTCCAAATTCAAAAGTAGCTACTGCAGTTCCAGTTGCTCCACCAGATTTAAAAATTATTTTAGATCCAGATGCACCTTCGGCTTGTATACCTGTAAGTCTAGCTCTTTGTCCTAAAGGAACCATTTGTGCGTCTGCTATAGCGTTGGCTACCTGTTGATCACTTGAATATGATGCCATTTTTTCTCCTGTTAAATTTTGTGTGGGCCGAAGCCCACACTTAATTAATTATTATTCAGTATCTGAAGTACTTGAAATTCCAAATACTTTTACTTTGATAACTGTATCACTTCCAGGGTCACCTGATAGTGTAACAATTAAACCAGCTGGCGCAGCGGCAGCTGCAACAGCAGCTCCACCAAGAGCTACTAAACCATCTGTACCATTACAAGCAAAATGACCTTTGAATCCAGCAGAGTTTGCTGCAACGTTAATGCCATCTAAATAACCATCTGTATCACCAGTAACACCTAGATCTGCAATGTTAACTGCATTTGAAGATGCTGTTGTAACAACAACAACTGCTGAAACAGCGATGAAGTTTGTAGGTAAAGTATCAGTAGTAGTTCCAGTAGTTGCACCATTTGCAACAGTTAAACTTTTTTCAATTACTTCTAAACCAATATCAGTAATTTGTGTACCAACACTATTTTTGTTAATTAAATCAAAACCGTTTTCTGATCGTACCGGTCCCGAAAATGTAGTATTTGCCATAGTATTATCCTCCTAGTTTAATGAACGCAGTCTCTAGGCCGTCGACTATACTCGTCTACGTTCTAATTAATTGTATAGTGATTAGTTTATATATTAGTTTTTAGTAGAGTGCAAGAGAGCCTGTAGTGTGAATTGAATTTATTCAACGATGTAGCTTTTTTATTAAGTAGCTACTGAAACTTGTGGAGCTGCACCTTCAACAGTATTTTGTCTATGTGCAATGGCAGCTTCTTCAAGCTTGATCTTTGTGATGACTTCTTTAACTTTGTCATCGATTCTGACCATTTCAAGAGTATATCTACCGTTAGATATATGCTCCTGTTCCCACTTCAACTCCAAGGACCTTTTTGCTTTGTATAGGTCTTGTATCATTAATAACCTCCTCAAAAGTTATTCGATTTGTTCTCGGATCATAAGTTTCTCCGAGATACTCCCATTTTATACTATTTTCTCCTAGTTTGTCAACTATAGCATTTTCCACATCTTTAGCGTTATCATTAGATTCTATTTCAAATCTACTATGATATTGATAAGCCCAGATATTTATGAGGAATTTAGTCATTTTCTCACCTTATATTGAAAAAGGGGCGATTTTGTGACCGCCCCTTAATATCTAATTATTATGTTGCGTTTGAACCAAAGATACCTCTTGGATCAGAGAATCCAAAAACATATCTTTCTCTCGCTTTGTATCTAACGTTTCCAGTATCAAAGTCACCTTCCATTGAAGTTTTGATAGGTGATCTGCTGAAATGTTTAAGACCATTAG